AGCTGAAAGGATGACACCATGACCACGCTCGTCGAAGGCACGCACCCCGGCGGTTTCCTCGTCTGGGAAGCCTTCCGCGACTACACCCGCGAGACGATCACCGTCGCCGCGGGCACGCTTGAGCCCGGCACGGTGCTGGGCAAGATCACCGCGTCCGGCAAATACGCCGCGCACGATCCCGCCGCCGTCGACGGCACCGAGACAGCCGTGGCGGTGCTCTGGGGCAAGGCGGATGCGTCCGGTGGCGACGCACCGGCCGTCGCGCTCATTCGCGGCCCCGCCATCGTCAACCGCCACGACCTCGTCTTCGCGGGCACCCCCAGCGAGGGCGAGATCGCGGCCGCACACACGGCGCTCCTCGCCGCGGGCATCCTCGTCCGCTGACCCGATCCCCATATTCACGCGCGCCCGGACGCAAAACCGGCATCCACTTTTGCTGGGCGCGCTCCAGACAGGAGGCATCCTCATGGCCACCATGGACATCTTCGAAGGCGATGCCTTCACCATTGTCGAGCTCACCCGTGCGCTCGAGAACATCCCCTACAAGCCCGCGCTGCTCTCGGGCTCGGCCCTCTTCAGCCCGCGCGGCGTGCGCTCGCGCACCGTGGTGATCGAGAGCCGCGATGGCACACTCTCGCTGATCCCGTTCTCCGAGCGCGGCTCGGCCTACGAGAGCCAAGTGCCCGACCGGCGCGAGATGCGCGCCTTCGTCTGCCACCAGTTCAAGAAGCAGGACGTGCTCTGGGCCTCCGAGATCCAGTCCGTCCGCGACTTCGGCTCCGAAAGCGCCACCCAGCAGGTGCAGACCGAGGTGGCTTATCGGCTCAGGAAACTCCGCCAGGATGCCGAGACCACCTTCGAATACCACCTCCTGAATGGCATCCAGGGGCTGGTGAAGGACCCGAAGGACCACGCCACCGTCGTGAACTATTTCACCGAGTTCGGCATCACGCCCGCGGCCGAGATCGACTTCGATCTCGACAACGCAAGCCCCGCCTCGGGAGCGCTGCGCAAGCGCTGCCAGGCGCTGATCGAGAGCGTCGAGGACTCGATGGGCGGGCTTTCGGCCGGGGCCGTGCAGATCCGTGCCGAATGCGGCTCGGCCTTCTTCGCCGATCTCGTTGCCCACAAGGAGGTGCGGGAGACCTATCTCAACACCGCCGCGGCGGCCGATCTGCGGGGCCGCGTCGCCGACGAGGTCAGCTTCGGCGGCATCACCTTCCGCCGCTACCGGGGCGGCGTCGGCTTCACGGTCCCGACCGACAAGGCGTTCTTCTATCCCGAGGGCATCGAGGGGCTGTTCGAGATCTACTACGCCCCGGCCGACACCTTCGAGACGGTGAACACCCTCGGCCAGCCGCTCTATGCCCGCACGATCCCCGACCGGGATCGCGACGAGTGGGTGCGGCTCGAGATCGAGAGCAACCCACTCCCGATCTGCACCCGGCCGCAGGTGCTGCGCTCGGCACGGCGAACCTGATGACCGTCTTCGACGCCGCCCTCGACGCGCTCTTCGCCGACGCTCACCTGGCACGCGACGTGGTCTACACCGCCGAGGGCGGCGCGCCGGTGCTGGTCCGCGCGATCCTGCGCCGACCCGACGACGTCACCGGCTTCGGCGACGCGCGCATCTGGTCGGAAACCACTCGGCTGGATCTGCGCCTCGCGGAGGTGGCGAACCCGCGTCCCGGCGACCGGATCGAGATCGACGGCGAGGCTTTCCTTATCCAGGGCGAGCCCGTCCGCGACCGCGAGCGGCTGGTCTGGACCGTCGATCTGCGCCCGGCTTGATCGCGATGAAGCTGGAGCTCGACATCGCGCCCGATCTCGTCGCCGCCATGGCGGCAGAGGTGAAGGCCGGCGAGAAGGCGGTCACCGCCGCCATGCGCGAGGCCGGCACCGGGCTGAAGACCGCCTGGCGCGGCCAGATCACAGGCGCCGGGCTCGGGCGACGGCTCGCGAACTCGATCCGGAGCCAGACCTACCCGAAGGCCGGCGAAAGCCTGAACGCCGCGGCGCTCGTCTGGTCCAAGGCCCCGGTCATTGTCGGCGCCCACGATACCGGACCGCTGATCCGTTCTAGGGACGGCTTCTGGCTGGCGATCCCGACGCCAGCCGCCGGCCGCGGCCTGCGCGGCGGCAGGATCACCCCCGGCGAATGGGAGCGGCGACGCGGCCTGCGCCTGCGCTTCGTCTATCGTCGCACCGGACCGAGCCTGCTGGTGGCGGAGGGCCGGTTGAACACGAAGGGCCAAGCGGTGGTGTCGCGCTCGAAGACCGGGCGCGGAAAGGTCACCGCGCCGATCTTCCTGCTGGTACCTCAGGTCAAGTTGCCGAAGCGGCTTGATCTGGCGAGGGATGCCGAGCGGGCGCACGACGCGGTACCGGGACTGATCGTGGCGAATTGGGTGGAGGCGAAACTATAGTCGGACGCGCCGGAAAAAGGATCTGGAGCCCTGACAGGCCCCGTCTATCTCGGCGGCCGAGAGATCGTATTCTGGTCCTGATGCCGCCTGCACGATCCGGCGCCCGAAGCCCGGTGACCGGCGTGGCCTCACGTGGCCACCCGCAAATCGGCCCGCGCGTCGCGGATGATCGACCACGAGGATTGCAGAAACAGCCCGGCGATCACTGCCGCTACAACGAGGTCGGGCCATGCCGTGTTAGTCCAGGCGACCAGACCCGCTGCCACGACGACCGCTGCATTGCCGATGGCGTCGTTGCGCGAGAACAGCCAGACGGCCCGAACGTTGGCATCTCCGGCCCGGTGGGGCAGCAACGGCAGAACGGCAACCACGTTGACCACGAGCGCGATCACGGCGAACAGGCCCATCAGTTCAGCTTCAGGCTGCTGCTGAACCAGTACGCGGTAGGCCGTGTTGGCGAGGACCCCGAGACCGAGCGCCCCGAGAAACAAGCCTTGGATCAGAGCGGAACGGGCTCGCCAGACCAGGCTCCAGCCGATCGCCAGAACCCCAAGGAAGGTGATCAGGCCATCGCCGAGGAAATCGAGCGCATCGGCTTTCAGGGCCTGCGATCCGGAAATGAAGCCGCCAACCATCTCGATGAGGCCGTAGCCCACGTTCAGCACGATCACGATCCACAGCGCACGCCGGTAGGCCGGGGTGATATGGCTCAAGTCCTTCGGAAGATCGTCGATGTCTCCCTCGTGATCAGCTTCGGGTCCGCCCAGCCGATCCAGTCGGTAGCCGATGCCCGACACCGCACGCTCCACTTCGGGCAGCTGCAAACTCAGGTCGGATACATGCACCGTCATGATCTGCGTGGCAGTCGAGACTTTCACGTCCTCGACCCCGGCCGACCGCACCGCCTTCTCGATCTTCGCGGCGCATGACGGGCAGTCCATGCCGGTGACTCTGTAGCGCGCGTGCTCAGCGTTGCTCATTGTGGCCGTTTCGCTCATTACGATCTTCCGTGGACAGACGAGGCTATATATCATTGCAGACTGATATGTCGAGCGAGACCGGAATCCTTCAGCAGGCTGATGCTCAAGTCGTCGAGTTGCGGGCGAAGCTTTTCCGCGGCTTGGCTGACTTCTCGCGCATGTCGATTTTGGCCGCTCTGCGTGACGGCCCGCTTTCGGTTGGGGAGATCGTTGGCGCCACCGGCCTGTCGCAGTCGAACGCCTCAAACCACCTGCGGTGCCTGAGCGAATGCGGGCTGGTTGTCGGAGAACCGGACGGTCGGTTCGTCCGGTATCGGTTGAGCGATCCGCGCTTGGACGAACTGATGAGGCTGGCCGACGACCTCCTGGCCGGGACCGCTCGGGGCGTTGACTCGTGCGAGAATTTCAAAGGAACGGGCACGGTCTGATCGACGGCGGACGTCCGCCGTCGTTGGCCTACGATCAAGACCGGGCGACGACGCCCGGTGCTGTGCCATTCGGATTTTCTTCGGTGACTTCATGCCCAGTACACGCGAGGCCACGCTGGCGGCGCTGCACGCACGTCTTTTGGCGTTGCCCGCCACCGCGCTCCGCGGCGAGGTGCTGCCCGAGCGCGTGCCGGCCGAGGGGCTGCTGATCCTGCGCGATGGCGAGCCGGGCGAGCCGGAGGTGACGCTGTCGCCCCTGCGCTACCACTACCAGCACCGCGCCGAGATCGAGGCCGTCGTTCAGGGCGCGGCGCGTGACGCCGCCTTCGACACGCTGACGGCCAGCATCGGCGCTGCGCTCGCCGCCGACCGGACGCTGGGCGGGCTCTGCGACTGGGTCGAGGCGGAAGCCCCGCGCCCCGTAGACCTGCCGGTCGAGGGCGCGGCCAGCCTGAAGGCCGCCGTGATCCCGGTGGTGCTGCACTATTCCACGGCCGACCAGCTGGCCTGACCCCGACAACCCGAGGAGAACACCATGGCACGAGCCCAGGGGGCGCGGGCGCTGATGGCGCTTGCGTTCGAAACGACCTATGGAACGCCGCCCGCGAGCGGCTTCACCCGCATGCCCTTCGCCAGCACCTCGCTGGGGGCGGAGCAGCCGCTGCTGAACTCGGAGTTGCTGGGCTACGGCCGCGACCCGCTGGCGCCGATCAAGGATGCGGTGACGGCCGACGGCGATGTCGTCGTGCCGCTCGACGCCGAGGCTTTCGGCTTCTGGCTGAAGGCGGCGTTCGGCACGCCGACGACCACTGGTGCGGAAGCGCCGTACAGCCACGAGTTCCAGTCGGGGTCCTGGACGCTGCCCAGCATGTCGATCGAGACCGGCATGCCCGAGGTGCCACGCTATGCGATGTATTCCGGCTGCGTCCTCGACCAGATCACCTGGCAGATGCAGCGGTCTGGCCTGCTGACCGCGACGGCGCGGCTGGTGGCGCAGGGCGAGACGGTGGGCACGACTACCAGCGCCGGAACACCCGCTGCGCTGGAGCTTAAGCGCTTCGGGCATTTCAACGGGGCGATTACCCGCAATGGGACCGCCTTGGGGAATGTGGTCTCGGCCGAGATCACCTACGCCAACAACCTCGACCGGATCGAGACCATCCGCTCGGACGGGCGCATCGACGGCGCGGACCCCTCCATTGCCGCGCTCACTGGCCGGATCGAGGTGCGCTTCGCCGACCAGACGCTGGTGACGCAGGCGATCAACGGCGAAGCCTGCGAGATGGAATTCGCCTACGTCCTGCCCTCGGGCGAGAGCTTCACCTTCACCGTGCACGCCGTCTACCTGCCGCGCCCGCGCATCGAGATTTCCGGACCGCAGGGGGTGCAGGCGACCTTCGACTGGCAGGCGGCCCGCGACAGCGTCGTCGGCCGGATGTGCACCGCAACCCTGATCAACGACATAGAGGTGTACTGAGGATGCTGACGCTCGACCTGACCAACGCTCCGCGCTGGCAAGACCTCGCCCCGGGCGTGCGGGTGCAGCTGCGCCCGCTGACCACGGCGCTGATGGTGGCGACGCGCAGCGACCCCGTAGTGGAGGCGGTGCCCCAGGAGGCATCCGACGAGGAGCGCGCTGTCGCCTTCGCCAAGGCTCTCGCGCGGCGGGCGGTGCTCGCCTGGGAGGGCATTGGCGATGCCGACGGCAATTCCATCGACCCCAGCCCCGAAGCCATCGACGCGCTGCTCGACGTCTGGCCGATCTTCGAAGCCTTCCAGCTGACCTACGTCTCGAAGGGCCTGTTGCTGGAACAGGAAAAAAACGCCTCCGCGCTCTCGCCGAATGGTCCTTCGGCGGGGGCGACCGATACTGCGAAGCCTGCGCGCAAGCGTGCGAAGACTGCCCGGCGCGGCTGAATCGTCCGGAAACGCCGGAGGGCTGGCAGGTCTGGGACCTGGTCGGCCGACTCGGCGGCCAACTGCGCGTCCTGCCCGGCGCCGTGATCGGCTGGGACATGTCGGCAGCGCTGGCGCTTGGCGACGCCCTCGGCGTGCCGCCGCTCGCCATGGCCGAACTGCTGCCCGTCGTCGAGGCGGTGATGGTCGCCAAGCTCAACGAACAGATGGATCACTCTCATGGCGGAAAAACGGGTTAGCGTCCGCCTCGCGGCCGTGGGCGGACGGCAGGTGCGCGCCGAGTTGGAAGGCGTGGGCGAAGCCGGATCGCGTGGCTTCGGACGGCTGAGCCGGGAGATGGAAGCGGCAAACGCCCGGCTTGCGGCGTTCTCGCGGCGGGTTGCTGTGGCTGCTGCCGCCGCAGTGGCCGCCGCTGCCGCCGCCGGTGTGGCGATGATCCGCTCCGGCCTGCAGACCGTCGATGCGCAGGCCAAGCTCGCGCAGTCCCTCGGCACCACCGTCGCCTCGATCCAGACGCTGGAACGCGCGGGCGAGTTGGCGGGCGTGTCGATGTCCGGCATCGAGCAGGCGACGAAGGATCTGACGCGCCGTCTCAGCCAGGCGGCCGCCGGGACCGGCCCGGCTGCCGACGCGCTCGACCGGCTGGGGCTTTCCGCCAACGAGTTGATCGCCCTGCCGCTGGACCAGCGCGTGGGTGCGATCAACGCGGCGATCGAGAACTTCGTGCCTGCGGCCGAACGCGCCGCTGTCGCAGGTCAGCTCTTCGGCGAGGAAGGCTCCATCGCCATGAGCCGTATCGACACCGAGACGCTGCGCCAGGCGACGGAGGACGTGCGCGCATTCGGTGTCGTCGTCTCAGAGCAGGATGCCGACCAGATCGAGCGCACGAACGACGCAATCTCGCGCCTCGGGCTCATCTGGCGGGGGCTCTCCAACCAGCTGGCCGTCGCCGCAGCCCCGGCACTGGAAGCCGTCGCCAACGCCATGGCCGCCATCGCTAGCCGCAC